GCGCCGTTCTCGTTCGCGCCCGGCGTCACCTGCGCAAAGGTGTCGATGATGATCAGGGACACGTCGCCGACCGCCTTGATCGACGCGGCGAGCTCGGTCACGTCGCCCTCCTCCATGAGGTTCGGCGGCACGACGATCACGCCAATGTCCAGATCCTTGGGCGAGATGCCCAAATACTGCGCCAGCGCCTTAATACGCTTGCCGTAACTGCCTGCGCCTTCCGCCGCGATGATGATGACGCGGCCCTTCTCGGCCTTGTGGCCGCGCCACGGCACGCCCAGTGCGATGCAGGCCGCCATCTCAAGCACGACGAAGCTCTTGCCTGAGCCTGACGCGCCGAAGATCGTGACGATGTCGGCGGCAGGCAGCACGCCCTTGATGAGCCACTTAGCCGTCTTCTGTCTGCTCATCTCATCGGCGGACAGGACAGGGAACTTGCCGGTGTAGCCCGCAGGCGAATACACGCCCTCTGAAGCCCCTAACTCTGCGACGAGCGCATCGGCCTTGGCCGACACCTCATAGGCGCTCGCCGCCTTACTGGGGCGCGTGCTGGCCGCGTCCTTCACCATCTTAATCACAGAGGCCATGGTGACCTGCTTGCGGTTCGATCCCTTGCGCCGCTCGAAGCTGTCCCACTGGACACGCAGGGCCTCAGTGCCGGGGTAGGTGTAGCCATTGCTGGACCAGTCGTCCCACAGCTCAAAGCCGTCGTCGCCGCCGTCGGTCTCATGGGCCACGGCCATGCCGGTCTTGATCCACTGCTCGCGGCCCATGTCGGGATCGAGCGCGGCCAATAGTTCTTCAATGCGGCCTATGGTCAGGCCCAGCCTCGGCTCGCGGCCTGCCATGAAGTCGTCGGGGTCGACGATGTTGTTCTGCACTGAGCCGAAGCGCTTCTCGCACATGTCGATCGTGTACGGGTCGACGTCAGCCACTGTGTTCTGGAGGCCGATCATCTCGCAGGCGGGCAGGATGTTGCCCGTGAAGGTCACGAAGCCTGAGCTGCTGAACGTCTCGAAGCCGAAGCGATCGGGCGTGGCGTGGCTCTTGTGGTTGCCCAGATTGCCCTTCAACGCGGCGCGTATGCCTTTGCCGCTGGGGCTGTACTCGGCATAGGTGCGGACGATGATGCGCTCGATGTCGTTCGGGATCTCGCCGTTCGGCCCGACGCAGTGGTCGAAGTCGAGGAAGGTGTAGCCGAAATCAGGCAGCGGCGCGAAGCCGACGCCGTCATAGCCCATGCGCGCTGCGGCGTCACGCGCTGCGGCGAAGGTCGTCAGCCGCGTGCGATCGGTCGGGGAGCCTTGCTGGCCGTGACGGATTGTGCCGTCTGTCCAGTAGGGCACCTTGCGTGGCTTAGGTTCACTGTTGTATTTCTCAAAGCGCCAGATGAGCCACGCGGGAACTGAACGCAGTTCCTCTGGCACTTCCAGCGAAAGCAATTTGGGCGCAATAGCCCTTACGCTTGCCATGTCGTCGTCCTCGCTCATAAAACTGAAATTAGGTCATCAACGGTGTTTATACGCTCACCAATCCAGCGCATCACCGGGACGGCCATGCTATTGCCCAGCGCCTTATAGCGTGGGCCGTCGGGGCAGTCTGCGGCTTCCTTCTTGCCCCACGGGATTGCCGTGAAGTTGTCGGGGAAGCCTTGCAGCCGTTCGCACTCTACAGGTGTCAGGCGGCGCACGGTGGACTGTTGCTGCGCGAACAGGCTGCCGTTCGTTGCGCTGGCGTTGCCGTTCCACTTTGTGCCGTAGGCTGCGGTCAGGCAGTCTGCCGTTGGTTGGAACGCTTCATGTGCCGCAGCGGCTGGCTCAGAGAATATATGCTGATCCTGATGGGTGCTTATGGTGAAGGCCACCTCATCGGAACCCAGATAGCCCTTGCCGCCGCCCTCGCAGCCACCCCTGACTTTGAACGCATGTGCTGCGTCAATCGCGACATAGCTGGTCTGCTTCATCCCCGGCTGCGCGGCAAGTGCGCCGACAATTTGCCCATCGCCATTAACCAAACGCACCTCGTCGCGGGTGTTCTGCGCGAAGGCCACGGCGTGCGTGTGGTTCGCTTGCAGCGTGTACGCTGGGTCGGTTTCGTCACCGAGGCCCAAGCCATCACGGCTGGTGTTCGATACGTCAGGGCCGCGCAAGCCGAGTTGTGTGTTGATGGGGTACGTAGCAACGATGTGGTCGGTGTCGCTCTGAACGCCAGCGGTGCCGGGGTGGTGGGCGCGGAGCGTGCCGACAACGTCTGGTCCGCGATCAACGCACGGGCTGCTGTCGTAGCGCGCCGTCAACGTCCGCGCAGTGCCGTCCTCGTTGAAGGTGCTGGCAACAACGTGGCCGCTCTCCACAGCCTCAGTGCCGCGTGGCCCCTTGTGCATGCCAGCCGTCAGCGGCCCTGCTAGATCAGGTCGTGCCCCTCCGTCGCCGCCACCGCCTCCAGTGCCCGTTGCAGCCTCAACGGTAGCTTCTTGCCGCGCCGGTCGGCTCGGCGCAGGATGCCCTGACATGCTGTGGCGCTCAAAGAGAACCGCTGCGGCAGGTCGCCAGTCTCCAAGGTATCCGACAACGAACACACGGCGGCGTCTTTGGGCCACTCCGAAGTACTGAGCGTCAAGCACTCGGTACGCGAGACCATACCCGAGGTCTTCCAGCGCCCCGAGGATGGAACCAAAGTCCCGTCCTCCGTTCGATGACAGGACACCGGGGACATTTTCCCAGACAATCCAGCGAGGTTGCTCTCTTTGAGCAAGTCGGCAAAATTCGAGCGCAAGGTTACCACGGTCGTCGTCCAGACCGCCTCGCAATCCTGCGACGCTGAATGACTGGCAGGGTGTGCCGCCGACGAGGAGGTCGATCTTTCCATATTGGTTTTTCTCTATCGTTGTGAAATCGCCGTGCAATGGCACGTCGGGATAATGGTGTTGAAGTACGGCGCAGGGGAACTTTTCAATCTCGGAAAAGAAAGCTGCTTCCCAGCCCATGTGATGCCATGCGGCAGTCGCGGCCTCAATGCCGCTGCAAACGGAACCGTACCTCATAGTAAATCCGCGCTTGCGGTTGGCGTGTTCAGGGCGCGCATGAGGTCAGGGTTCATGAGGTCCGATCGAGGGATAGCAAAGACGGCCTCCAAGATGATGGCCTTCTCCACGGGTGCCCAGCCGCGACTTTTCCACGCATAGACGGCCTGATGGCTCACGCCCATGCGCTTGCAAAACTTGACGATGCCGCCGCCTCGCTCGATGGCGAGATCAATGGCGGCGATACGTTCTTCCTTGGTGGTCATGCGGCTACTTTCGTTGTCTCTTGCCTGAAACTTTCCTCACGGAGGCCCCAGACGCGGGTGATGACCATGTGCTCGGCCTTGAGCTGGTTAATCTGGTTGTTGAGGGCGCGCAGCTCGGCTTCGAGCTTGTCGCGCTTGGTGAAGACCTTGCGGGCCTCGGCGTGGATGGCTTTGAGATCCCGTATCATTTGAACCGCTCCCCCTTGCGACCAATACGGCCTGTTTTCGGATTGCGGAAGTGGGCTTTCTTGAGCAGATCTTGCAGACGCTCAAGCTCGGTGCGCAGTATGCGCTGATGCAACTCGCTCTCTTTCAGCTTTTTCTCAAGCCGAGAGTTCATGGCGTCCAGACGGTCGGCGTCTAACTTGTAGGCGTCGATCACCTTGCGGGCGGCCCATGGCCAAATTATGTTCATGCGTACTCTCCCATTTCTCCGGCGATGATCGCCTCTTGAATGATGTTGGTGAGGTTGGCGGCCAGCTTCTTGTAGTTACCAGCCCAACCCTTTGAGGTGTAGTGGCGCTCGCCTGTGCGTGCGTAGATGTCAAAAGAAGTCCCGTGGTCCCAGACCACCAGATCGGTCGTGTCGCCGTCGAGGTAGACTTCGAAGTCCGCCGTCCCGCCGCGCTCTGGCTCGTAGCCGTCCCACATGACGGTGATGTCGAGCTGCGTGTGCGCCTTGAGGGCTTCGTTGATCTGGCGTTCGGTGTAGTCGGGGTTTTCCATTTGTTGTCTCCGTGTTGCTGATAAACAATCCCTAGTCGATGCAATCAGGCATTGCAATAGCTATCGAAACATTTCGTTCATAATATTCTTGTGATGAACGGGACGCCGTTAATGACGCGGATTTTGTAGGCTCGACCCTTTCGGATGCCGTACTGTTTCCCGCTCTTGCGGAGGGCTTTGCCGCATGATGGACATTCGTCTTGACGTATCTTTTTAAGATATACCTCGGTCATTTCGTTTCTCCCGTATATAAAACCAGTCAGCCCACGAAATGCGGCCAGACCTGCTCCCCGAAAAGTAGAAGCAACTTCTGCCCTTACGTTTGTCCGCCATCTCAATACGCTTAGTTTGAATTGGGTTGGTCATTGCCCCTTCGTCCCTCACTCTGCCCGCCATACCTGCGTCGATGTCTTGATGTCAGTCGGCCAGCCGCTGTCTTCGGTGAAGCTGCGCTCCTCGAACAGAACCATGTTCGTCGGCCTGATCAACAGTCGGTCGCCTGTCGTCCGCATGAACATGAACTCCTTGCTCTGCTCTGGCGCGGCGCTGAACCCATCGCTGTGTGGGCAGGCGGTGAACAGGCACGTCGCCTTATCATCGCCGCCATCGTAGCGGGCCTCTAGGTCGGCCAGATAGTCGTAACGTATGACATCGAACTCGGTGCCGTAGCAGTCCCAGACCTGCGCCTGTGGCAGTGTCCAGTAATAGTCTGGGCTGTTGCTGAACGCTATCGCATGCGGCGGCACGTTGCGGTAGACTGCGCCGCACTCAAGCATGACGTGGCAGCCCCATGCGCGGTTCGGCGTCGAGCGCAGCGCGAACCAGACGGCAGGCTCGAAGCCTTTGCCGTCCTTGCGTATGAACGAGCTGTCCACATAGACATAGAGGTGGTGTGGTAGGTTTCTGCTGCTCATGTCTTTCGTGCCCTCTTTAGTTTGTGATAGCGGCCCTCTACGGAAGCAACCGTCAGCCCCATTCGCTCCGCCATGTAGGATGGCCTCAAGCCATGCTCATAATAAGCCAGCAGCTCGGCATCCTTCTCCGGCGTCCACGTCATTGCGGATCGTCTTACTATGGGCATTCGCCGCGCTCCCGCATGGCGACATCGAAGTCGTGAGCTGCGGTACGCATGTACTGGCCGATGAAGATGGCGGCGGCTTGGGGTTCGTCCTCTGCCGGAAAGCCGAAGATCTTCTCGAAGGCTACTGATGCCTCGTATGCGTACAGGCTGGCTGTCATGTGGGCCTGCCTCATTGCGTCTTCTGCGGTAATCATATTACTTCTCCTTTAAAATCTAATCTCGTCGGCCCAGTCGTAAATGTCCCAGCCGAAATTATCTTGCAGGAATTGGCGCAGGGTCATTTTATTTGTTCCAGTGCTGCTCGTTGGGCGGCTTGCACAAAATCTTCGTCTTCTGGCACTACGTCAAACGGGTCAACGTAACGGTAGACAATCTCCCGCAGCCGCTCGATTTCTGCCTTGAGCGCATCGGTCTGTGTGTTCTGCTCAGCTCTGCCGTGCTTAACGCCTAACAAGTAGGCGATAGTCAGTGCGTCTTCGCTGTCTTTGTCATTGGTCATATCGTCACCTGCGGCAGCTCGTCGCCCTCAGACGTTGTGACAAGGTGCGTCTCGTCCTTAATCTTGTAGCCCACCTTCTCGTAGCCGATAAACATGGCGGCCACCGTGTACTTGCCTTCTTCCGTTCCGGCGTTGACCGTTGCGACGATCGCGCCGGTCTCTGGCTGTACGAACTGAAGCTGCGAGGGCATCAGAATGTTGTCCCGGCAGATAAGGTCTGGCTTAATCATTGATCCCAATCCTTTTGGTCTTTGAACATGCGGGCGATCGCCCAGTCGATGAGGCGGCGTATCAGTCCCACCAGTCTTCCTCCATCTCTTTTCGATCCTGTGCGGTGAGCTCAGGGGCGGTCAACATGAGGTAGGTCGTCAGCAGGCCGACGCCTACGATGAAAAAGAACAGCGCGCGCTCGCTCATGGCTTCACCTGACGCTTGCGCGGTTTCTTGTCCTTGCTGCCCAGTGGGCGGCCCGGCTTGCGCGGTGCTGTCAGCGCATCCAGTGCGATCTTGAACCGAGTAACCGACATAGCCTCAGAGACTATGACAGCCTCATCCCAGTCGAGCCAGATGGCTATATCAAAGAGTTTGCGTGCTAACCATTTCTTCATTTCAGTCCTCCTTCTACTTGATAATCCTTGTGGACGAAGCCGGGTGTCTCACCCATGACCATCGTCGCGTTGACCCAGTGCCGCACGCCCTTCGGGCTGGTGCGGTAGAAGCCACGGCGCAGGTGCGATCGCGGCGATGCGTGCGTGCCACCGCCTCTGACGACCTGCCGCGCCTTAGGCGCGCCGATGGTCAGCGTCTTGTACGTGTACAGAGGGGCCTTGCCCCTGATGCGGCGTGACCGCGCCGCCTTAGCGTCGGGCTCGATGTCCTCCGTGGTGACGTTGTGGTTTGTCAAGATCTGGCAGACGGCTGTATAGAAGTAGACGTAAGGCCAGTACGTTTCGAAACTGTTTTCAACCTCGGCGCGGCCCATGCGATCAGGCATTAGCACCTCCATCTTTCCGGCGTCGGCAAGGGTGGTAAAATGGCCGCTGTACGGGATGCGACACGTCAATGGAGAGATAATCCACTGACCTACGCCGTCGATACCGTTTTGGTCGGTAAAGGCTCGCATAGCCTCACTGGTTGTTGTGACAAAATTAAGTTCCACACTATTGCCAGCGTCACGCGCGATTACGATCAGCCCAACACCACCGTGGTCAAACAGCTCACCTTCCCATACAGTGACTGGGTAAGGTGGGCGGAAGTCTTCCATTTCCATATGTTTGCTTTTGTCAATTTCAGGGGCATCGGGGGCTATAAACTTAACCCCTCGCGTTGCGGCCATATCTATACGGCTACGTAGCGCTTTAAAGTCACGTCGGGATATCCCGGACGTCCTTTTCAAAGTATCTATAAAATTAGTCAAAAGGTGTCCGGGTGTTATGTCTGAAGGGAAGGTTTTAGCCATCACGCTGCTCCTTAAAATTCCTCGCCGCAGGCTTCGCAGAACTCGGCCTCCTCGATCTTGACGGTGTAGCCAGCCTTGCGCAGGACGCCGACGGTCAGGCGCGAGGTCAGGGTGTCGAAGCGCCTGTCCAGCTCGTCAACTTCCTTTGCCAGACCGTTCTTGATGCCGGTCACGCGTGTCAGCTCGGCGGCGTGCCGCTCGACCTGCTCGATCAGCCGGTCGATCTTCCACTGAAGCTCCTCTGGGCCACCTTCGGGTGTGTCCTCGGTGATGGTCATTTGATCCTCCATACAAGAAGCGTGTTGTTCTCGCGCATGGTGCGCCAGCGCCATCCGTGGACGTGGCTCTTGTTGAGCGAGTAGATGAGGCGGCGCGTGCGCTGCATCTCTGGCGGTGTCAGGTCGAACTCGCCAGAGCGTGCAAGCGGGATCGACAAGATGCGGTCTTCAGTCGGCAGACGGATCATTTCCATTCTCCTGTCAGTGTCTTGACGATTGCGATGATGGTGAAGGCGAGGACGGCCAAAAAGAAGAGGGTCGATGCGATGTGCAAGAGGGTCACGCTGCCACCCTCCCCTGTTGCTGGATGTGTAGGGCCTCGTCGAGCAGCTCGTTGCGCAGCGTGTGCAGCGCGGCGATGCGGTCGAAGTGGGTGTCGCGATCGGCAATGAGCCGGTCGCGGTCGCAGATGTAGTCGCGGCCATTAGGCGTGACCTGCTTGAGCGCGTCGATGACCTCGTCGATAAGAGCCATCGCATTGCGGCGTGGGTTGATGAGGTCAAAGGCGTCGGTGCCGTTGATGTTAAGGGTTGGACGGATCATGCTTGCACCTCCCCGTTGGAGATGAGCGTGATCTCGATGCCCTCGTCGGGAAAGCGTTTGTCGAGGACGCGGTATGTGCGTTGGTCCCACTTGCTGAAGGCGCGGGCCGCTTCGACGGCCATGTGCGAGTAGCGGAAGGTGGCGACTAGCTCCCACTCGTGGCTGTCTGTGTTGCGGTGTTGTAGGTCGATTAACATGATGTGCTCCTGTGTTGCTGATAGTTATGCGGTGATGCCAGCGATGGCGGCGCGCTTGGTACGGTATGTCTGCATGTACAGGCGTGCGTTATTGTCGAAATAGTAAGTGTTCCACAGGCCGTGCTGATCAATCTCGACGTCGTATTCAACGCCGTTGAACCAGAGGGTGTAGAGACCGGGTGCGATGCGTGTGGTCATTTTCGTTACTCCGTTTGCGTTACTGATAGATAGTATATGGCAGATGCAATCAGGCATTGCAAGCCCCCTAATAAAAATATTTTCATACCCCTGCAACATGCACCATTTGCAGCATTAAGCCTCATGTTGCAAATGGTGCAGCTCGGAGAAATGCAGCATTTATGCAGCATTAGGGGGAGCCTTCTAAAAGAAGGCCCCCACCTGCTGCAAATGCTGCACCGAGCAGATGCTGTGATGCGCTGCACTTTTTCCGTGATGCGTTGATCACCCTCGGAACTCTTTCCCGCTGCATGATGCGTTGCGCTGCGTGATGTGTTGTGATAGTCGAACAGATGTTACTCACTAGGGGTTTAGAAAAATGAAGAGATACCTCGGAAACAAACCGAAAACCGATGACTGGGATTTCCTTGGGTCGGTAGAGGATGATGGTACGTGGTTTGTTTACATCCGGCCTGATCCGCTGACCGAGTGGTCGTCGGTCAAAGTCGTGGCGGATGGCAGGGCGCAGGGCAAGGCGAACTATTGGCTGGGTTGGAACGGTCAGCGGTTCAGCCGCCACGCGGATCTGCCGTTGCTGCTTAACCGCAGTGTATTGGCTAGAGCCGTAGAGGATATGTTGAAGGGCCCAGCGGATGGCTCCGATTTGCTTTGACAGCGAGAGCCTGTTTGGTGTTGATGGCGGAGGCTCGGCTGGGTGATTTGGAATAGCTCAGTCGAGCTACCCCTTGCATGTGGGTGAGAATGCGGTTATCTGTGGGTGATAACTGGTAGCACTGTGTAACCGAACGGAGCATGCAGACATATGCCGTACCCGGCAAAGAAGACAGGTAAGTTGACTGAGGAGGTGCTGTCACGCATCGCCCTCGGCGAGACGTTGTCGTCGATTTCACGCGACTTGAAGTTTCATCCGACTGCGTGGAGCCAGTGGGTCCGCGAGGACGAAGGTCTTCGCATCGCATACGCGGAAGCTAGAGAGGTTG